GGTTCTGTAAATGGTACTGATTATGGTACATTCACAGTAGTTGTAAGACAATTCAATGATACAAACAAAAAGAAGATTGTATTAGAAACATTCTCTAATGTAAACTTAGACCCTAACTCTCCTAACTATATCGCAAGAGTAATCGGAGATAGAAAATTATCAATTGATTCAACTGGTAAAATTTCTGAAGCAGGTGATTGGGTAAATAACTCAAAATATGTTAGAATTGCAAACTTAAACGAAGGAGCGCCTATCCAAGCAGTACCATTCGCACATGCAGCTTATTCATTACCAGTTTCTGCATCAGTAGCACAAGGAGCTAATTTAATTCCTTCTGTAACATTTGTAACTTCATCAGCAACACAATATGGTGGTATTGATTTAGATGGTAATACCGATAACTCAATTTACTTAAAACCAATTCCAACAGGTGCTAGTGTAGGTTCTAACTCAGTATTTGGATTAGATAGCTCGGCAACAAATGGTGTAGCATTATCAGTAGGTTCTGGTTTAGCTCAATTTGTTGTAGCATTCCAAGACGGATTTGATGGTATGAACCCAGCAACTCCTATCTACAAAGGAGCAGATATCGATACAGGTAATTCACAAGGATTTGATTTAACGAATGCAAATTCATCTGGTTCAGTTGCGTATAGTAAAGCAATTGCTGCATTATCAAACGCTGATGAATTTGATATCAATATGGTAGTTGCTCCAGGTGTTATTAGAAGAAAACACATTTCAGTAGCAACTGATATTTTAGATATGGTTGAGCAAAGAAATGATTGCTTCTATATTATGGATACAACCGCATTTAGTGATACAATCACACAAGCAAACACACAAGCACAACTTATCGATTCAAATATGGCAGCAACTTACTACCCTTGGGTTAAGACGGTTGATGTTAACACTAACAAATTAATCGCAGTACCACCATCAGTATTATTACCAGGGGTATTTGCGGCTAACGATAGAGTTGCAGCTGAGTGGTTCGCTCCGGCAGGTTTGAATAGAGGTGGTTTATTAGGAGCAGTAAGTGTTCAAAATAGATTAACTCAATCAGAAAAAGATTCTTTATACGAAAACAAAGTAAACCCAATCGTACAATTTCCTGGACAAGGTATTGTAGTATTCGGACAAAAAACTTTACAAGATAAGCCATCTGCATTAGATAGAATCAATGTAAGAAGATTATTATTGACTGTTAGAAAGTATATCGCATCTACTTCTCGTTACTTAGTGTTCGAACAAAACACAGCAACAACAAGAAATAGATTCTTAAACATCGTTAACCCTTATTTAGAATCAATCCAACAAAGACAAGGTTTGTACGCATTCCGTGTTGTAATGGATGATACTAATAACACTCCTGATGTAATTGATAGAAACATTATGAAAGGTTCTATCTTCTTACAACCAACTAAGACAGCTGAATTCATTCAAATTGACTTCAACATCTTACCAACTGGAGCAGCTTTTAACGGATAATTTAGAAATTAGATATTTATAATAGAAACAATTAAATAGACAAAAAGATGCCAGAAGTATTAGAGTTTGACAAAATGTTTTATACGAACTTCGAACCAAAGTTGGGTAACCGATTTATTATGGAAATCGATGGTATAGAATCATATATAATTAAAACCGCAGCAAGACCAACTTTCACTTCAGAGATAGTTGAGTTAGACCATATAAATGTAAAGAGAAAGATTAAAGGAAAATCCAATTGGGATGATGTTGAAATCACTCTTTATGACCCAATCGTTCCATCAGGCGCTCAGCAAGTGATGGAGTGGGTAAGACAATCACACGAATCTATCACAGGTAGAGATGGATATGCAGCTTTCTATAAGAAAGACATTACATTCTATCTATTAGGACCAGTAGGTGATAAAGTTGAACAATGGACTCTTAAAGGAGCATTCATTTCTTCAGCAAACTTTGGTGAATTGGATTGGGCTTCAAATGACCCACTTTCAATATCTTTAACTCTAACTTATGATTACGCAATCCTTGAGTACTAATCTCTAATAGGTAAACTTTAAAATAATTAAGAAGGGGGTGTAGAAATACATCCCTTTTTTGTGTCTTATTTAGAATGATTCCAAATTTTAAAAATAATCCATAAAAAGCTTGACTTTTAGAGTGAAATATAGTATATTTACTATGTAATAAAACGATAAAGATATGGAAAACGAAGAAATTGTTGCGATGAATGTGGTTGAGTATGTTGATTTCTTAATTGCGATGGCAGAGTTCAACGGGCATAATGACCCACACAAAACCAATTGGGATTATTGGGCTTGGCATGGATTGGTGAGTGAAACTCGATATAGTGAGGCAACTCTGGCATTAGATTTAAGAGGTATTTATTCTTGGAAATCTAATTATTAAAATATAAATTTTCGTAGTGTTTAGTAGAAAGGAGGACAGAAATGTTCTCCTTTTTTTATTTATATATATTTATATACAAACATTAAGTTATTATGGAAGAAAAATTAGAACAAAAAGTTACAAGAGGATTGGGTCAGCAAAGCTCACCAAAATCGTACCCATTCCCAACAGAGGTTATCAGCTTACCATCAAAAGGTTTATGCTATCCTGAACATTCTCCGTTATCAAAAGGAGAAATTACAATCAAATTAATGACTGCAAAAGAAGAAGATATTCTTACTTCTACGAATTTGATTAAAAAAGGTATTCACTTAGATAAACTATTGGAATCGGTAGTAGTAGAACCAGGTGTAAGAATAGATGATTTATTAATAGGAGATAAAAATGCCATTTTAATATCATCGAGAGTTTTAGCATTTGGACCTGAATATGCGGTAACAGTAACAGACCCAGCGGAAGGTGTACCAACTGAGGTTACAATTGACTTATCTAATATAAAAATTAAAGAAGTTGATGAATCCGTTTTAAATAGAAGAAATGAGTATGATTTTACTCTTCCCGTTTCAAAATCACAAATTAAATTCAAATTGTTAACGCATGGCGATGAAATCTCAATTAATAAAGATGTGGAAGCTAGTGAGAAAACATTGAAACAAGGAAATGAAATTACTGCAAGATATAGAAGAATTATTGTAGAGGTAGATGGTAATAGAGATTTGGGTTATATCAGTAACTTTGTATCAAATAGATTATTAGCTGGAGATTCAAAGGCATTACGAAAGTATATGTCATCTTTAACTCCTGATTTGGATTTAACATTTGATTACGAATCTCCATTCACCGGTGAGAAGGAGGCTCTCCGAATCCCATTTGGGGTTGACTTTTTTTATCCTTCCGAGTAACTATTCTGTAGGCCTACATCAAAAGATTTTTCAAATGTTGTATTTTTCCAATGGAGGGTTTAATTGGGGAGATTTGTATAGTATGCCTATTAAATTAAGAGAATTTTATTGGAGAGAATTGCTTAAAGCTAAAGAAGGAGAGAACGAAACTATTGAAAAAGCTAATACAAAGACAAACAATTCTTCGAAAATAAGAAGAAGATGATATTTATAATAAAAATATAAACAAAATTTCATGTCTAAAAAAATAATAACTGAAATAGCTATATTAGATAAATTGTTTTCTATGTTCTTTAATGCAAAAGCTGAAGGAACTGAAGATAAATTTATAGCTAATATTAGAAAAAAAGATCCAGAATTAGCAGATTATTGGTCTAAATGGGATAAGGATATGGAATCCGCTTTGCGTTCTGCTAAAAGAGATTTAAAAGCAAGTAATTTATCTACGGATAAAGTAGATGACTTTTTGAAAAAGAATTATTAATTTACTCTATATTAATCATTAATGGCTAAAGGTAAAGGTAAGGGTGGTTTAAATACAGACTCTCTAAGAGATTTTGATGAGTACGAAGGTGCTCTGAATAGCATTACCAATACTTTAGGTAAACAAAGTGATATATACGGCTTAATCAATAAAAAATTAGAAGCAACTAAAACATTAGTTGGTAGTATTGCTGATAAGATTGATAATGCAACGGATTTAGAAGATAAACATAAGAAAAGTATATATGCAGCAGCTGAAGCTTATAAAAAGAGTAAGCAAACTATTGCAGAAAGTAATTTAGAATTAAAGAAAGGTAATATAACTCAAGAGGAGTACAATAAAGCTGTACAAGAAAGTTATAAGAGCTATGAGAAGGTAGTAAGTGCAATCGACACTTCCAACAAATCAGCAAAAAGAACGGTAAGCACTTTGAACAAAATGGGGAATGAGATGAAATCATTCGCCGAAGCTGCAAAGAAATCCGAAGAAAGGATGGAACAACTTGGTACAGCTCTTGATGAGTTGGGAAGTAGTGGTATTCCTGTAATGGATAAAATATCTGGAGCTTTAAAAAACATTGCTAATAAGGATGCAAAAGGTGCAAAGTTAGCAATTGTTGCGTTAGGTGCCGCAATTGGAGGCCTAGCCGCTAATTATTTTGGAGCCCCACTTGCGGCAGCAATACAAGCTGGAAATGATATAAAGCAAACTGAAATAGATAGAGCCAAAGAAGTTGGTAGTATCGAAAGTGAAAGAAGGTTTATTGATAAGAAGATTGGTATGGAAGTTAACCAATCAAGAATAGATAGTGCTAATGAAGTAAATAGATTAACAATAGATGCGGCTTATGCTCAACAAAGAGCCGCTAATCAGTTTTCAGCAACTATGAAAAGTGCAGCAGCTGAATTCTCAGCGGCTTCTAAAACTGCATTCTTTGGTAACGCAATTGGTGGTGTAGGGTATGCATCCGCACAAATGCAAATGGCTGGGATTGGTGCCGATAGAGTAGCCGGTGCAATGAGTGCCGCCGCTGATGCAACGGGTAAAATGTCCAGTGCGAAGGTTGGAGCTGATATGGCTATAATGGCTGCTAGAACCGGTCAATCTGAAGAAAGTATTGCATCAATTAGTGAAGCATTTATGCGAATGGATGGTTTAAGTGAATCATCCGCTATCAATATGCAAGAAGGGTTGAGAGCTATGGCTGATAGCGCTAAGATAAATTTAGGTGGATTGATGTCGGAAATGGCTGAATCATCTAAAGATATGTTAGGATATCAGATTAAAAGTACATCCGCATTAGCAAAACAAATTACATTTGCAAAAACATTAGGTGTTAAGTTTGGAGATATAGCAAAAGCTGGGCAAAGTATGGTATTAAACTATCAAGATAGTATTAAGGCCGAAATGCAGTTATCAGCTATGTTAGGTAAGAATGTAGACCTTTCAGAAGTAAGAGCTAAGTTTGCTAGTGGTGATACCGAAGGTGCACTAAAATCATTACAAGCTCAAGGGTTAGACCCTAAGAGTATGGATATGTTCCAACAGCAACAATTATCATCCGCATTGGGTGGTATGGATTTATCTACATTATCTAAGGTGGCTACCAATACTGGCAGAAGTGGTGGAGATTTGCAAGCAGGAAATGCAGGAGCTGGTAATAAGAGTTTTTTACAAAGAAGTACAAATGCACAAGCATCCCTTGCATCTCAACAAGCACAAATATCTGCTGACCAAGCAATTGTTGATGCAAAACTATCACAACAAATAACTGAAGCTTATTTAACTTCAGATGGATATAAAACATATCAAAATGCATTGGCTGACCAAGCGGTTAAGCAAGCTAATTTGAATGCAGAAATTACGAAGGCATTTCAAAGTACACAAGCATACATCAATGCAATTGCACAAACAAATCAATTAGCAACCGAAAGAGCATTTACTGAGAATTTAATTTCAGCAGGTGGTGCTATATTAGGTGGGGTAGTTGGGAATGCGTTGGGTGGTAAGATAGAAGGAATAATAGCTAAAAAAGTCGGAACTAAAGTGGCAAGTAAAACAGCTACTACTGCAGGAAAAACAGTAGCAAGTACCGCAGGAAAAACAGCAGGAAAAACGGCAGCAAAAACAGCAGGAAAAGTTGGTACAAAAACTGTAGCAAAGGTTGGAGCAAAAGCAGTAGGTAAATCTTTATTGAAAAAAATACCAGTAATCGGATTATTAGCAGGTGTTGGATTTGGATTATCAAGATTAATGGATGGTGATTATGCCGGAGCGGCTATGGAATTAGCTTCCGGTGCAGCTGGCACTATTCCAGGAATTGGAACGGCTGCATCGGTAGGGATAGATACCGCATTAGCAGCTAAAGATATGGGAGCGTTTGATAAAAAAGCGGCAGCAACTCCACCAAAAGCGGCAGCAACTCCAACAAAAGCCGTAGCAGCAGCAACTCCAACCGCAGTAGCGGCTACAAAAGCAGTTGCAGAAACAGGTGGAACATCAGTAGTTCAAGCTGCAAAAGCATCCGAAAAATGGATGCAAGATAAGTTAACATATATGAGTGGTAATTTGGAAAGAGTAGTTGATAGAACTCATAAAACTATGATAAATACAGCCGCTACTACTACTGAATTAAAAACATTAAATACAAATACAAAGGCTCTTATTAATCTAACAAAAACAATTGAAGCATTGACTGTTGCTACATTTGAAGGTAAGAGAGATGTTTCAGTTTCTATTGATGGTAAGAAAGTAGCATACGCATTTGATAGATATAAAGAAAACACAAGAGGTGGTGACCCGGATTCACCAGCAGGACCTAAGAAATAATTCATAAATTTTCTTAAAGGATATTTATAGTAAATAGAATATACTATCAATGCCAACAATCTTAGATTTATTTAAAAAAGCAAGTGGTGATAAAGATGTTACCATTTGGGATGGTGGCCACAAGAACAAAGGTTTGGGTGGTAAGATAATGGATTTTGTCAAAGCAGAAGCTAATCCAAACGGACCAAGAGTATTATTCTATAAAAAATTAGTAACTCCACCATTAATATATGGTACTGATACTCCGAGAATATCTCTTAAAGGTACAGTAGACCCTCCTAGAAGTTTAGCAACTACATCAGCTAGATACAACGAAGACCCATCAAAAAAACCACCGCTATTGAACTTAGGTTCGCTAATGGGTGGTTCAGCAAATAGACCTTCAGATACAATATTTAACAATAAAAATTCAGCACCTGTTAGTAAAGGCACATTGCCTACTGAAGTTGGAGACCATACAGGTCTAAGATATGCAGTTGAAGCTGATACGGATTATTTAGTAAGTAAAGCTCCAATGGGCGCTAACGCACTATCGGGTATATTAAAGGGAGATTTAAATCAAATTGGTACTAAAGCAATTGGAGCTGGAATTAGTGCAGCTAAAAAAGCAATAGGTAAAGCAATAACCAAAACTTTAACTAAAAATAGAAAACAAAATAAAAAGCCTGAAACAAAAGAAGGTAAGGCTGGTAAATTATATGCAGGTGGAATAAAATCGGGAGATGGAGATGTTACAAAAGGTAATGTTAAAAATTCAGAATATTTTACAACATATACTGCAACTTCTAATAAATTTACAGGAGAAACTCAATACATAGCCAATAAAGCTATGAAAAGAGATTCTAATAGCGGATATATAAATTTAGATTCTTTTAATAGAAATATATTACAAGATGGTATTGTGTTTGATGATAAAGATTTAGATAAAAAATTAAATAATTCTAAATTAGGAGCAAGTTTTATCAAAATAAAACCATATGGTACGGCTCATACTTTATTATTTCCTGCAACAATAAGTGGTATTAGTGAAGATATTGCACCTGAATGGAGTAATTTTAAATATATAGGTTCACCTTTTAATGTATATCGTTATCAAGGTGTAGAAAGAAGTTTAAAGTTTGAATTTAAAATGTATTATTTGGATGAATTATCCAAACAAAGTATGATTTCAAATTTAAATTCATTAAAAGAATTAACATTCCCATTTAGTGAGGTATCTCACATAAAATATTCAGGTAAAGATGTTGCTCTGGCATTTTCTCCAAATTTAATAGAATTATCAATCAATGGATTATATGATAAAATATTTGGATTTGTTGATAGTTTATCATTTTCAATAGATGATGCGACTAGTTGGTCAACAACCGACCCCAATATGGTTGGAAATGGTGAAGCTGTTCAATTATATCCAAGTGTTATAAATGTTTCATTCTCAATGAAAATTATTGAAAATCCTAAATTAGATGACCATTTAACAAAATCTGATACGAAAGTATATAGATATAATTTTGATGGATTGGGGTATGCAACTGCTACTGCTAGAGCTGAAGTTGAAGCTAGTAGACAGAAAATCAGAGAATCAATTAACGCGAAAATAAGAGAGCAGGCAATCGTAGAAGAGGAATTAGTATTACCACCGGAAGAATAATAATTATGGCAAGCAGATATACATACAGCGAAGTATTAAAAACAAAAGAAACAAATAAGCAGTATTTGGAATCAACTATATATCCAAAAGTGAAAGCCAAAGATACTGATATGTACATTATATCAGAAGCTGGTGATAGATTAGATTTATTAGCACACAAATATTATGGAGACCAGAATTTGTGGTGGGTTATAGCAACTGCTAATAATATAAACGATGCAACATTTTATGTAGAAGAAGGAGTTCAACTTAGAATACCATCCGATATAAACGCAATATTGACAGATTTACAAAAAATAAACAAATAAGTTATGCCATTTCCCTATTTAGCACCATTAAAAGATTGGATGGTAGATGTATTACAGGATAGAGAAAAAACTCCAAATGATACAAATCTAAGAATGCCTTGGGCAATAATGGCATCCGGAGCATTGGTTGTTAAAACTGATGCAAAAGATGATACTGCTGAATCAAAAACCAAAAAGTTTAAAGATTTAATAGCCGGAACAACACCCGCATCTAATCAATACTATGGATGTATAATTAGAAATGAAATCGATAGAGATTTAAATTATCAGACTAAAGAAACCATAGTTGGTACTGATTTTTTTGGTACACAAATTAAAGTTGAAGGTGAATCAAATAGAAGAGTTTCTATACCAATTATAGAATCAATTGATATAGATACGGATGGTGCAAATAATACATTAAAAACTGCCACTGTAAATCTTAGATGTTTTACCTTAAAGCAATTTGAAATGTTTGAATTGTTTTTTTGTAAGCCAGGTATGAATGTTTTACTTGAATATGGGGATAGTACTTTGGATAGAAAGAAGTTTTCTACAGATACATCAAAAAATTCAGAAGCTCAAGTAGCATTTACAAGTACATCTCAAGTAAAAGACCAACTAATTAATAAAACAGATTATAATACTTTTGTAGATAAATTTTCTGACTTTTATAGATTTAATACTACATCTCTTAAATTATTTCAAAAGCATATTGAAAAAAGTAGAGGTACATATGATATGGTAGCCGGAAAAGTTATAGACTATTCATTTTCAATTGATGCAGATGGTACATATCCTGTTCAAATAAAGATATCTCAAGGAAATCAAATGTCATTAGCTATTCCAATCAATATTGGTAATACCGACTCTAAGGTAAAAGTTAATGATAAAAATAAGCCAGATGAGTTTACTCAATGGAAAGAATTATTGATATCCGATTTAAATTTAAATAAGCTTGATATAACAAAAGATGAATGGCAAAATGAATTTTTTAACTGGGGTAAAGTAAATGACACAAAAAAAGATGAAACATCTTCTTTAGAATCATATATTTCTTTACGATTTATTTTAAAAATATTAATGAATTATTCTTTAAATGATTCAAAAGGATATGATGAAAATACTTTTAAATTTAATATACCAACATATAAAGTAAATGGTAATGAAGAAGAATTTATTCCTATTAAAATACATAAAAACTTAATATCATCATCAGAAGATGTGATATTTCCAAATAAAAATTTGGTTAAATTTGTAGCACCTGTAAAAGGAAGTAAAGAAAGTAATGTTGTATCAATTTCCGATAAACCAGAAACTGCTTCGATAAATGGATATTCAGTTGAGGAATCTAGAAAGGTTACAATGCCTAACGCAAATGGTATAGGAGAAATAGAAATAAATCCACTTGTAGATAAGAGTGATTTAAGAAACGGAAATGCCTTAAACATATTTATAAAATACAAAACGATTGTACAAATTTGGAGAGCATCTTATACTAGATTAGATTTCATAGATGGTATATTAAAAATATTAAATACAAACTCATATGGATTATTTAGATTAATAAGAGGTAGTGTAGTTGAAGTTTCAAGTGCAGGTATATTAGATATAAAAAGTATAAATGTCTCAAATCCGCCAGCTGATAGAATTTATAGATTTAAACCTACTACTATAAAATCAATAGTTAGAGATTTTAGTTTTAATTTTGAAATGAGCAATTTAGTAGCCGGTAGAACAATATTCAATTCTCAAAGATTTTTAGTAGAATCATTAAAAGAATTACCTGCACCTGACCCTAAAACGCCAGCTGACCCAAATGTAAAAATACCTTTACCTGAAAGTGCTTACAAAAATTTTGATAATTCATTATTTAGTAATGCAGATGGATACTATTCAATTAATAAAATTGATTTAAAAGCATTGGAAAAAAATTGGGAAGATGCTGTTAAAAAAAGAACAACTACTGAACCTGAAAAAGCCGAAGCAAATGAAGCTAAAAGTATAACAGAACTTATTGAAGAAAAATCTATAAAATTCAAATTTGATAAAAATACTTCAAAAACATTAATTTATACAGATGGTGAATTTATAAAAAAATCAATAGGTACTGCCGTTGAGGAACAAAGAAGTAGTTTAACTCCAATTGAAATTACTATCACTATCGATGGTATGAGCGGATTTAGTTGTGGAGAATATTTTAAAATAGATGGTGTGCCTGAAATTTATAATCAAATCGGTGTATTTCAAATTACAAATACAAAGCATTCTGTAGGAACTGATGGTTGGAAAACAACTTTAGAAGCTGCTTTTAGAATTAATAAATAATTACTATGTATACGAATATAGCAAACAACTTAGAAATTTTTACTATACAAATTCCTCAAACAATTGTACCAACCCCAACTAATTCAGATTATTCAGTTGGATTCATTAGAAGATACTTTTGCCAAAGAGCAAATGATGAAAATGGTAATGTTTTTGAAATAAGTGAAGAAACACATGATGAGTTAAAAACAAATCCGTTTTGGAAAGTAGGAGATGTTAAATGGAGAATTTCAGGCCCATTGGATGTTGTTTATAAAAATGATGGTGGGATAGATGATATGGGAGTAAGAACTTCAAACAAAGCAGCAATCAGTTTGGCAGTTAGCAGTATAAAGAACATCAGTTTATACCTACCAAACATATTACAATTTTACAAATAATATTTTGTAATCTCAATTTTTTTTATTATCTTTGTACTCTATGAACCTAATAGAGTCAAATACCGATTTACAATTACTCAATCCAAAGGATATCACATTAGTGGTGCCGGTATGGAGTTCCCCAAAGGGACATGAGTTGATGTTTCCTATTTCGTTTGTATACATACGAACCAAAGATACGGATTTTATTTTAAATTTCCAACACATAGATGCCGGTTCGGTTTCTCAATTCCCAATACACAAACTTTGTAACGAAAATACCCTTGTTTTAGGTAATCGCTATATTCAATCAAAAGGATTGGATTATGAGTGGGTCTACTTTGAAGAATATGGTAAGTCGTTCATATTCAATGAGTTCGCTGTTGAGGTTTTTAAGGGGCATAGAAGCGACTATATAGAACTGAATGATTGTATCCCTTTGGTGAAATGGTATGAGGTTTTAAAACGAATTCCTGATATACAAAATCGACAGAGTTGGTATCGTATTTATTCAGATTCCATAAAAGAATTAGGGAGGCTGGAGGGGGCTGGGGTACAAGTCGAAGAAGAAAAATTTATTGATAGTTTCAGCTTCAATCCGGCTTACATTAGGGATAGTAAGGTATACACACAATACAATCCATACACAACTACGGGTAGACCTTCCAATAGACATCTCAATGTAAACTATTCTGCCTTAAATAAGGGTGATGGGAGTAGGGAACTATTCGTTAGTAGATTTGGGGATGGTACTCTTTTACAATTCGATTATGAATCATATCACATTCGTTTGATTGCCAAAATGATTCGATACGAATTTCCAAAAGGGATTACCGCTCACCAACACTTAGCGGATTTATATGGGTGTGATTACGAAACGGCAAAGAAGATAACATTTACTTACCTTTATGGGGGGTTAGATGATAACGCTAGGGGGATTCCATTCTTTAGAGAAGTAGAAAAGTACATAAGGGAATTATACCAAAAGTTCGTAATCTCCGGTCGTTTGACGACGCCTCTTTATAAGAGGGAAATACATTTCTCAAAAATTGAGGGAGCGACTGAACAAAAGGTATTCAACTATCTTCTTCAGGCATTAGAAACTGAAGTGAACTATATGAAGATACCAAAGGTGTTAGATTATCTGAGTGATAAAAAATCGAAAATGGTACTTTATACTTATGATGCGTTCCTTATAGATACACATCCTAGCGAAAGGGATGAGATTTTAAATCATTTGCCGACCATAATGGAGGAGGGTGGATTCCCCATTCGTGCATATGAAGGAAGTAATTACAACAATTTAGTAGTAATAGATTAGAAAATTATATTTATATCATATAATTATATAGGAATAAACAAGCACAATATGAAATTAGTAAACCTAGTTCCCCTAAAAGAAATTGATTTTAGAAATCAGGACGCATTTGATGATTATAATAAACAACACAAATTAAGACCTACCACTAAGGTAACGATTGCAGGTAAAGTTACAACTGCCGGTCAAGCGGCTCAAAAATCTGAACCAGTAAAAGGAAGTTCAGTATTTGGTAAAGATACAGGTGGTTCGGTATTTGGTAAAGAAAAATCTAAATACGATGATACTGAATATTGGAAAGATGATGAATATAGTGATACACAAGGATATATTGATTCCGATGATGAAGATTCTGAAGAAGATGATGATAACGATGGAGAAGGTTCAGATGTAAGACTTACATCGGATAGATTGAGCAAAGTAGAAAAAGCACTTGAAGATGACTTAAATTTAAGAGGTAATGGATTTGAAACTACTCGTGAAAGTAGTGGTGGTATGGGTGGTTGGGAAGGCCCTATGACAATCGTTTCTAAAGATGCAGATTATAATGATGAAGATAATTTTATCAGTTTATCAGTAGGAAGTCCAAACAATGATGGTAAATTTTCAATCGTATTTGCAAATTCAAATGGTGAACCATACTTTGAACCTAATTATGATGCACTTACTGGTGATACTGATTTAGAACCACAACAGGCTTATAAAGTTACAAAGGCTTTAATGAAAATGCCTGAAATTCAAAAGTTATTAAAAGGCGAAATGAGTATAGATAAATTTCAACCTATCTATGATAAATTAAAAGCTAAATTTTCAAAAAGTAGTGAACTTAAAGAATCTACAATTCGACTAAAATCGTTAATTAAACGAAAAAGATAAAAAAATGATTCCAAATTTTAAAGAAATCTTATCGGAGTTAAGTTATAGAGTAGAGGGTGGTATACCAGATTTAACTAAAGAATCTCATGTTAATCAATTGATTGATATACTGAGAGAGAATGGCATTTCAGATGCAGCACATCTTGCTCAAAAAGCTAGAGTGTATTTTTCATATTTAAATGAAGCTAAACCTAAAAAAATTGTAGGAAACGATACTACCATTGTTGTTAATAAAAAGAGTGGTTCAGTATATCCTGTAAAAACTTCAAACTTTAATGCATCGGTGCACGATAAAGCAACTACTGCTCAAATAAAGAAAGCAAAATCGAATGGTACATTTGGAAACGAAGAACCAGAAGAAATTCCAGCTCAGCAAGGACCAAATACATTTGGTGTAAGTGGTGGTGGTGCAAATGTATTTCCTGGAAATGATACACAATCAAATGATGGAGATGGCTCAAGTAAAATAAAAAATCTAACTAAAATAAAATCTGAAATAGATAGAATTAGTATTCAAGCAGGTCAAAGTAGAGATTCATTTTATTCTAAAGGATATCATAAATCCGAAAGCGAAGAAGATGCAGGAGCAGCACCAGGTAACGCTGGTTCAATGTTAAATGAAAATGGTTCATGTGATGTATGTGAGTGGGCATTGGAGAACGATAAAACCGATTTAGTATCAGCCGTTTCACACTTATACGATAACTTAAAAGGTGGTTCGTTATTAGAAGCCGCAGATAAGAGAGGAATTGCCGGACAGCAAGATAAAGTACCAAGTATATCAGCTAAAGAATTAAGAGAGTTTAAAGCATCAGGTAAAGGTAAGTTTGATAAATTATCCGATGGACAATTATCTAGATTAATGGTTGCAGCCAATGGTGGATTAATTAAAGCTAAGAAGATAAAAGAAGGAATACAAGCAAATGGTTGGAAAGAAGAAGATTGTACAATAAATGGTTTTTTTGGAGATGAAGGTGGTAAATCCCAACAAGCCGATATGGTTAGGCAATCTAATAAAATATTCGGACCAGATGGAACTGAAATACCAAAAAATATTGCATTACAATTAGTTGCAGCAGGCGGTGGTGGCGCAAACCCATCAGATACTTCTCAATTTGCATATAATTCAAAGACTGGTGATTTAATGATTAAATTCACATCAGATAAAGATTCATTTGAAGCAATTGTTGCACAATCATCATTTCAAAAAGAAGGTAGTATAAAGAAAGACCAAATTGATAAGTTGGTTCAGACGGGTAAAATGAAAAAAGCAGATGCTGAAAAAATAAAAACTTTTATAGATACGCAAACAAAAACATTAAATGCAATAGAAGCTGAACTAAAATCAGTTGGAGCTGAACCTGCTAAAAAAATGTTAAAAATGCCAGTTAAAGATGTTATAAATCAATTTAAAACTTTAAGTGGTGGTGCTAATCCTCAAGCATATTATGATGGGGTTATTAAAAAATATATGGGTAAGCCATTTAACGCAGAAACTCCGGCTGAAGCAGTAACTCAATTTTTAAAATTTTCATCAATGTCTCCTGAAGAGCAAACTGCATATGTAACAAAAGCAGGTTCTCCAAAAACTACATTTACAAGTAAAGAAGCTGAGATAATTGCAAGATTAAAAAGTAGATTTGGACTAGACCCATTGGTTGCACAAAAAATTGATGATATCAGAAAGCGTTCAGTAGCAATTGAAAGAAAAGTATTGAACAAGATGAACAACATACAAATAGGAATCAAAGGTGGTAAAGTTGGATTGGGAGATTATATGGATGCTACGAACTTTATAGATAAATTCCATATGGGAGGTGCAATGGGTGATAAGCACGGTGTATTTGCATATAATGGTTTATTTGAAGTTGTATGTGGTAAAGGTGTCATTAATAATGATATTATTTCACAATGTATGAATACAAATAATATGGATGATTTTATTAGAAAGTTTGGTTCTACAAAAGAAGAGTTTCAATTATCAAAAGAAAATCAAATTACAGGTTCTGTTAGAATTGCATATTTCTTAAATGATAAAAAGCAAAAAATTAAAATTGGAGAAAAAAGACAGAGAAGTAAAACCGGTGCAAATGGTAGATTTAACACCGTTTATAAATGGGATAAGGACACGATTGAATGTTTTAAACGAAAAAATGGATTAGCATAATGAACACACAACTACTTTGCCTATTTACGACAAAGGAAGAGTTAGAAAAATCGGTTAGCTTTATATTAAGAAGTTACATACTAACAAACCCAAATGTTTTCATCTTAGAAAGTAAACTAAGACCTGAAGAAGCCTTCATTACTTTTAATGTGGAGAAAGGTTCATCTGCTATTGATTCCGAATGGAAAACAATATTAGTACATAGAAAGAAACAATCGAATACAATATACACTATTAACGCTCTTAACGAAGTAGTTAAATCAAAAACAGGCGGACAATTGGATAATTCTTATATAATTGATTGGGAAGAATTCAGAAATTGCATATTGACTACATCGAATATAGGATATAAAAAAATACCAACTAAAGTTTTCAAAAGTTTTAATACGGAAAATTTGGAAAAGTAAATATTATTTCTTATATTTGTGAATATGAAATTCAAAGTATTAGAGATACATACCCCAAACCCACAAGATATCTTCGAAACACATCGAAAGGAAATATCTAAAGCTATCATTGAGGCAATTGCATACGGAATAGAAAAGAAAAAGAAAAAAGTAACATTTGCTAAAGTTACTATCGGTGGACTCGTATGTATATCACTATCCGTTAATAAAAGTGAATTCTTAGAACTTATTGATGAAAACATTCAAACTCTAATTGAATATGAGGAGTATGAAACATGCGCATTAGGACAAACAATCAAATCTAAAATACAAAACAATGAAAAAGTTATTTAAAAAAATCGAACTTTGGTGTGATATCCATTTAGTGTATTTCCTATACAATGAGAGAAAGCATAAACGATATTACGATATGTTAGAAAAAAAGTGGGGATTAAAAAAATAAGTTATGGCACCAAAGCAAAAAGAAGGAGAATTCCATATTGGGGATGGTTCACATTTAACAATAAAAAGTAGTACTATTGTTGAAATGCATGATTATTTAAAATTAATAGCAGATGAAGGAACCAGAGTAATTTTAGATGTTAAAATAACAGCTGACTTTGGAAATATACCATCTGAGTATCATCAATTATTTATGCAAATGATGTCAGTAAGATATGGTGGTTCAGTAAACATTTGGGATAATACACACCCATTTGCAAAGCCGGAAGTTAAAAAGAAACGATGGTATCAATTTTGGAAAAATTAAAAATAAGTTATGAATAAAGAAGAAATGAGTGCAATTCAATATTGCGAAGAAACCTATCCTCAAACCTGTGAAGAGTTTAAGAACATTTTAGATGAAATGTATACCACATTTTGTAAGAAACAAAGAAACTACGGACCTGGTAATATTTCAGTAGGAACACCATTGGCTACTAAAGAAGATATTAAATTATCTTTGAGTGGATTATGGTTTAGAAAGAACGATAAAATTAATAGATTAAAACAAATGGTTGTATTAGGTCAGCCGGATGAAGTAGGTGAATCGATTGAAGATACTTACCAAGACCTTGCAGTATATTCTGTTATTTCACAATTGGTGAATAGAGGAAAATGGGCAAAATAATTTGGAATTGTCAAAAATAAGTGTTATATTTGTAATATGGATATTAGTAAATTTTTAGTAGATAAGTATGAAACCGAGCAATATGATTATAAAATATTGATTTACGGAAATTATACATTCAGAGATAACTTAGAAGCCGATTCATTAGTAGAAGTACTTCGTAGAGTTATTCCTTTTATGAGTGAAAGATGGAAAATTCACTTTACAATTCTTATACCTGAATTTGTTAAATCATTAAACTTTCCAAATGTAGAGCAAAGAATTTACGCTTTACCTACATATATCAATCAAATGCGTACTCACTTTGATTCGACACAATTTATGAAAATTATAGATTGGAAGAGAAACGATTGGGATATCATTTATACACATTTACCAGAACATACAAATCAAATAGCAAATTGTATATTTAATAATACAAACATAGCACCAAAAATTATTGGATACTCACATTGGTTCGAAGTACCTGAAAATGCTCCATATGCAAAAAATATGTTGGATGCATCAGTAGCAGGTTTACTACAAATGGATGAATGTGGTGTTAATAGTGATTGGTTAAAACAACTTACAATTAAACATGCAGCGAAACATTATAACCAAGATGTATTGGATAAGTTACAAAATATCATCCAACCCCATTATTTGGGAGTTGATAGAGTCAATCCCCGTAATGTATCTGA